AGGCCATATAATTTCTGTTGTGTTAAAGACAATCATGTCCTCATTTGACCATTGGTCAATAAGGTCGTTTAACATATCAAAAGCGTCTTGGGCTTCGTCTGCCGTTGGAGTTTCACCTGAGGCTAATGCACCGATGTCTTTCATAGCTCTTGATATAATGTCTATTGGCTTTGGCATAATAAATCCTAGATATTAGGTGTGAATGTGTTAGAGAGCCAAGGAAAACCAACTGTTTTGTCTTTTTTTAGCTCTAATAATTGCTCATCTAAACGAGATTTTATACTAGAAACCTCACCTACGGTTGTTTCCTCATCAATCCAATTTAAAATTGTTTGTTCTCTGATCTCTGCATAAGGAATAACAGCCTCTTTACCTTTAAAATAATGGTTGCCTTCTGTTTCTACAGAATTCTCACCATCAGTTGCAGTTACATGATAATAAGCGTGAGTCACCAAATCATTCTCTGCGGTGACTTCTAAAAGTTTCCATTTATAGTTGTTCATTGACCACCTCTGCTTGTGTTATTTGAGCAACTTCTTTTTCAATTTCATTAGGTGATTTAGGCCATACAATTGAACTCATAATAGAAGCTACTGCATCTACATCAACCGCAACTGTTACGGCTGTTCTATTTTGATCTGCTGTAGCTCTTACATTAGCTCTGTATGTATTCCAATCAGGATTAACAGGTGTTGATGTTTCGGTAGCTTTAACAACCATCCAATCGCTAGGAAATAATAAACTATAAGCTGTAGAGTTAATTTGAGATACTGAATTAGTTTTAACCTGATCCAAGTCCTTTGGCGTATTGGTGTAAGTTAATGTAGCGTTATTTAACGTTGATGACACCCAATAATATTGATCGTTAGCAGGTTGGTTAGTAGCAATTACTTCCTCTAACCCAATAGCTAGTTTTTCTTCAGGTGTTGAAAGATTAAGCCAATTAGCTGGATATTGAATACCGCCAATAGTAAAAGCTTGTCCTTCGTTAATATATTGTCCGTCTGTTGTTGAATAAAACATAATTTTTCCTTTGTTATCTTGCGTTAGCGTTTTTGAATGGGTTTTCTGCAAAGGCTGCATATATGTAAGTAGCTCCGCTTCCATTAATACCACCACCCGTTTGTCTTATTTTAAAACCATTAGATAACATATCAAGTGCTGGGTCTGTTCCTTCAGCAGCAGATAAATTAGGACTTAAATATTTGCCAGCTACATTATATGTATCTCTAGCAGTATCATATAATAACCAATTATCAGCACCACTTGTTTTTTTAATTAAAACAAATTTAGGGACAAAACCTGTGTATACAAATACACCATCAGCACTACCATTACCTGTGTAAGAACCAAACTTACTAAACCCTGCTATTTCTGCCCAGCAATAAGCTACAAATGTTCCACCACTTGCGTTGTTGTCACCAATTGTTCCAATACTAAATACTGATGATGTTGGATTTGTATTATTCCACCAATTTCCACCAGGAACAACATTTTGATTTGTTGCATTGTCTGTAGTATTTAATTGCAAGAAAAATTGATTTCCAATATTTATATTAAAAACTGGCCAATTTACAACACCATTTCTACGTTTAATAATAATCATTTTTGGCGCAACACCAAGTCCATGACCTACAGTAGAGGCGCTTCCTGTTCCTGTATAAGTCACAATACTAAACCCAGCAGTTGCATTTACAGATACAGTAGATGTAATAGAGCCACTCGTGTTAGATGATGTTGTTCCTTGACCAGCTTGCCATTGCCAACCTACATAGGTATCGCCATTAATATTCCAACCATAGTAGGCATCAATAGTATCAGCACCTAATGTAAATCCGTTGGAAGCAAAACCAACACCTTGTGCGTCATAAATTTCTGCATTGGTTTGATTTGATGAAAGTTGATAACCAGCACCACGAACAGAATCAGCTAGAATATGCCAAGTTCCAGCATTGCTACGAGATTTAACCCATACCAAATCAGTTTTGAATGAACCTGCATTAGTTACTGTGCGACTAGAGCCATTACCTGTATATAGCGTTGCATCCATCACAGTATTACCTTTAACAATAGTGCTATCAGGTAGGTTAAATGTGTTTAGTGCTTTATATCCTGTAGGTGGTGTGTAAGTAAATGGTCGTTGTCCAAAGGTTACTTGATGCCCTGCATTTATGTAACCATAAACAAATACAGTCCATCTTATCCCAGCTAAATCACTGAAGGCAGTTCCTTGACTTGTTCCATTCTTATAAAAAACTATTGTGCCAGCATCCATATCAACAGCAACGCCTAATGTATCACCAGCAGCCCAAGATGCCCCATAAGATGCAGTTACTCCGCCGTTAGTTTCTGTTATTCCTGTTTTTCTATATGCTCTATAAATTCCGCCAGAAGTAAAAGTAGTTCCAGTTTGGTCAGTCGTAATACCAATCCAATTATCTGTGCCTGTTGCAGAGCAATAGGTTTCCCAATACCATTTACCAGTTAAAGGTAGTTGAATTGTTGCTTTAGGACAAACTTCACCAGCTCCACTATTAAAATCTAAATTACCAGCAGTAGGTGCTACAGCAGATTGCAAAGGATTTAACACCGCATAATTAGCCACAGTCGCACTTGTTAGCGTAGGACTGTCTAACATTGCATCATAGGTTACGCCAGCAGTTACAGATATGTTATTAGTATTGTAATAGTTTCCGTTACCACTAAAGTCTTTACCTAGACCTGCATTAGAACCTGATGTAGTAGCTATGTCAGAGAATGGCAAATAGAATCCGTTAGTGCCATAAGTGCCTGTATATTTAGATGGTTGCCATACACCTGTAGTTGCGTTTGTAGAGCCAAATGATGATGGTGTTAAGGCTTGTCCGTCAATGAAGTTTACTTCAGCTAGGTATCCGTCAAAGTAATCCCCAATATCAGTAGCACCTACTCTATTAACTACAGTATTATTTATTGAACCTGATGCATTTTGAGCAATTTGAGTGTTGATTGTAACAGTCTGTAATGTACCATTAACATATATTCTCATTCTGTTTGCCGCAGTAGCATTTGTTGTGTCAAAAACAAAAACTAAATGATACCAAGCTGATGGGTCACGAAATACTGCTGGTGTTAGGATATATCCATTAATTGTTCCTGATGCAGAATTATAAAATTGAATAGTATTATCACTATTAAAATAAAAACCTGTATCAGTACCACCATTGTTTCCTGCGTGAAAAAGTATCCTAACAGAAGACAAAATGCCACGTTTAACCCATCCACTCCAAGTCCAAGTTGTTCTTGAACCAGCACTTCCAGGTGTTCTATTTAAAAAAGCATTAGCACTAGCTCTAAATCTTAATGAGTTATTTATGTTATAGCCTGTAGAAAGTGTGTTAGCTGATAAAACAGGAAACATTAAGCAACTCCCAATGAGCGACCTTGTTCGTATAGGTTTGTGCCGTCTGATCTAAATACAAAGTAATCTTTAGCGCCAGCTGCCGTTGATAATGTAGGTGCTACGCCACCAGCCCAATCAAACACAGCGTTCCAAGTTAAAGTATTAGAACCTGCATTTTGAATAACAGCTAGTGCATAGAAACCGCCATTAACCAAGTTAGTTGGTGCGCCAACAGTTCTGTTTGTGGATACAAAAGTAAATGTTGCCACTTGGCCTAAAGATGTATCCCATGCAATAGTAGCTGCGTCTGTTAAAGTAATGTTAGGTGAATATCCTGTGCCTACTACAGCTAATTTAGCGGCAGGAGTTGCAGTTCCTAAACCTAAACGGTTATTTGAATTATCCCAAAATAGTTGAGCATTGCTTTGGCTATACACGCCTGAAGCGCCTGCAAACACAACTGAACCTGATGTAAATTGAGTTGTAGTGCCTGTTCCACCAACTGTTACGCCTACCGTTCCTGTTGATATGTTAGACCCGCTCAAGCTTGTTAATGAAGCACCTGATCCACTAAAACCTGTTGCAGTTAATATGCCTGTGCTTGGATTAAAAGCTAATTTAGTAGAAGATACATCTGCTCCAGTAATTGAACCAGTTGAAGCGCTTGTAAATGTTAAATAACGAGTTGCATTAGTAGTTGTGTCGTCTGTAATTGC